ACCAATTGGTTGTGCGATAAATTTTTGGTGTCGACTTATTCATTTGAAAATTATATTGTGGAATAAGCCTTTAGAGATAGGTTTGTGCAACAAAGCCTGTCCACTCCAATAGAGTTATAGCTTTTTTCATTAAAAAGGGCAGTTGCTGTTTTTATAATAGTGTCTCTTTTTGACATCGATTTCCCCGTAGTAAATCTTTTGAAATCCGTTTCTTTTTTAAGGCTAGTGCTCTGGCAAAAGTCAGTTTAATCATATTGAAAACGCTAATGTAATACAACATGTGAGAGCCTAAAAAAATAGTATTTTTCGATATTAATTGTTATTTGATTCATTAAAAAAATTCATTAAATTATCCATTGATTTGTAGTAATAATAAACCTAATATCAAATTGTTTAGGGATGAGTATACAATTTTATTTAGTAGCAAATGAATGCACGATTAAAATAATGGGGAACTCATAACCTAACTATAAGAATTAATTTGTTATTGAGAATGATTATGTCAAAAAAATTTGAAGATTTCGATAATCCAAGACAAAAGGCATTACTGGGGATGAAGAATAGTATTCCTACAGAACAGTGGGAAGAAAATCTAAAATTTCTCAAACAATTAAGAGCGAGAATTGCTGAATTACCAGTATGTAAACATCCGGCGATCGAAGTTTTAAATAATGGATTGCTTGATAAATTCACTTTAACAAGAATTCATTTAGAATATCGTCATGCGATTGTTCAGATTTTTACTGATGCCTTATTAATGGCCCAGTTCCAGACAAAACAATTGGAGCCTAAACTCCATTCTGGAGCTAAAATGTTTCCACGTGTTTTATTAAGTTTAAATGTACTTGATGAATTTGGTTTTAGACCAGGAACAGACTCAGACAATTATTATCTAGGTAATCCGGAGTATGCACATTATCCTTTATATGAAGATTTATTAAATGATTATGGTTTGAGTGAGAAGGACCGTAGAGAGTATCAACCTTCAAAAATTGCAGATCAGGTAAGAAATTTTCTAGAATCATCTTATGATAGTTATATTAAAGTAGTTGCTTTACTTGCAGTGGCGGAAGAAGAAGTGATTCTTTTTAGCCCACCACTTCGTGAAGCGACTAAAGCCATTGGCGTGGATGTTGAAGGTGGCGGCTATTACCATGTTCATGGGGTATCTACTGACGAAACCTCAGAAGCAGCAGATGATGATCATGAAGATGATCTCTGGTTTGCGTTAGCGCAAGCAATAACTAAAGAAGACTATGAGAGCTTAACAACGCTTTGTATGGATTATTGTGCTTTATGGAATGAGTTTTGGGATGCACAAATTGCTGATATTCACTACTTAGAAGCAAAGAAGTTAGCATAACTTGTATTCATAGTAAGACGAATAATTGATAAAAACTAAAAAGCCTATTCACATATGAATAGGCTTTTTTAATACTTTAAATCCAGCCCATCTATAAACTAATAACCTGAAGTATTTCATTTAAACATTATTTGCATCTGTGGGAAATGATAGAATTACGAAAGTCAGTAAGTTGATATGTATGGGGCTTAAAAACATGCATCCTATAAGTGTGAGCAAATGAATACATTCATATACAGCTATCTGAAATTTTTAACCTATTGAAAATACAAAGGTTCACGTCTTGTTCCCACCATTTACAATCCAAACCAGATTAGGCGGATTCTACTTCTTTTATAATATACCTGTGGTTTTTGTATTTTTGTTAAAGTGAATTAAAACAACGATTTATTATTGGAAAATGACGTATTTTATGGTTAACTAAAAACGCTTGTAGACTATTTGTAGACTGTTGAGAAACATGGTTAAATCAAAGTTCGCTAAAACAGGTTTAAGACATGAAACTCAACAAATCTACTGTTGATGCTATTCCATTAACTGAAAAAGGTCAAAAAATATATAGAGATGCAGAACTGATCGGTTTTGCTGTTCGGGTAACTAATAAAAGTAAAACCTATATTGTTGAAAGGAGGCATGAAGGTGAACTCTATCGAGTGACAATTGGTAAAACTACCGATATTCCTGCAACAAATGCTCGAGCAAAAGCTCAGATGATTCTGGCGAAAATTTCAAACAATGAATATGAAAAGCCTATCAAATTAAAGAATGTTGCTAATCCTTTAGATATTACAGTGAATGAAGCTCTTCAAATTTATATTGATAGAAATGACTTTAGGCCAAAAACAATTAGGCAGTACCGTAAGTACTTTGATTTATATTTGGGGTGGGGCAACAAAAAGCTTTTCCAGATATCTAAGCAAGAAGTACTGGATCGATTTATTGAGGTATCAGAAGTAAGTGAGTCGTCAGCAAATGGTGCTGTATCTCTTTTAGGTACCTTATGGAAGTATATTCATGTTCTTTATTCAACAGATGAGAACCCGATTCTTAAAAGTAATCCAGTTGACATTATTTCCGTAACAAGAGGTTGGAATAAAATAGCAAGTAGGGATAGACATCTCCATAAAGACATCATTCACAAATATTACAATGCAGTGCTTCATTATGAAGATGAGTTAAATCTGGAAAATACTGCTAGGTCAAACACGCATCGGGATATCGTATTGATGTGCATGTATACGGGATGCCGTAAACAGGAGGCATGTTGTCTAAAGTGGTCTGATGTAGATATTAAAAATGGTACCTTAACTTTTAGAGATACCAAAAATGGTTCAGATCATACTTTTCCTATTGGTGATCATCTACACAGTATTTTGCGTGAACGTTGGTTATTAAGAGAAAACGATTGGGTTTTCCCAGCTACTAAAATGCCTACTTCGTGGAATATGCATGCAACTAAGGTAGATACATTATTGAATAGAGTGGGTAAGGAAGTTGACTATTACGTTTCAATGCATGATTTCCGTCGTACATTTGCCACTATATGCAACCTTTTAAGATTTAATATTTATGTGACAAAAAGACTTCTTAATCACACGGCTAAACCAAGAATTGATGTCACAGGTGGATATGTTCAAATTCCAGATGAGGAATTAAGAGCTTCAATGAACATGATTGAAGCGGTGTATCAAGGCAAGATTGATTGCTTTAATTACCAATCTGTTTGGGCAGAAAGATTAAAAGAAATAAAGGCGGTTTAACCGCCTTAAACTGTTGCAAGTTGTGCTGTATTAAGCACAGTCTTGCTTTGCTCATACTTCAAAACGTCCTTCTTTTTATATGAAACACGTCTTCCAATTTTCGAAAAAGGCAGTGATGATTGATCACAACGCATTCTAGCTAATGTCCATGGTGAGCAATCTAAATAAAGAGCCACAACTTCTTGGGGGAATTTTTGCTCTTCATTAGCCATAATGAAACGATCCAAATATTCTTGCTGTTCTTTTTCAGAAAGATTTCTCAAATCTTTTAGCATTCACGCCACCATTCTATAAATACGTTTAACTTCATGGTCCAGCTCATCCATTGCAGAGCGACCTTCTTTGAAATATTTCAAAAGCATTAGTTTGTATCGCTCTTGAGCTGCTTTGTTCATCACACCTTCGTTGCTTACTGAAAGGGTGCCTTTATTACCTTTAATTAAGTTCACGCCGTGCGGTGTGCCTTTCCCGCGATACCCGGCATTTACGTTGAACACAATGAACTTCTCGAAAAGCTGCATTGGTAGCAGCTTTGGCTCGAAAAGAAACTCTGGAGTAGTTTGTTTTGACATTAGAAAGGTTCCTCCAGTAAATAATCAGGTTCGTTTGATGCTGCATTTTCTAACTCAAAGCGGCGTTTCTTAACAAAATCCATGAGTCGTGATTGAATCTGTGGATCTCGTGCGGCAACATCTATTTCCAAAGCATCTAACGTAGTAAGGTCCGGTGCAGTTTGGATCTGGACCATTAATGAAGGTGGTTCACTCTCTACAGGCTTTTCATCTGCAAGCTCAGTCAAACGTTTGTGAGTAGCTTTGAGCAAAGGCTCCATTTGTTTATCTGACCATGTACGGGTGTATCGATAAACAGCATTTACCTCAGCTGGTGTTTTTGACTCTTTAACACGCTGGAGAAGGGTATCTAATGTCTTCTGATATTCTGGATCTGATTCAAGTTCATTAGATACTGGAGTTAATAGATCCTCGGAAGCTGTGACATTAGTTTGTTCTGTAATAACAATCGTTGACTTATTATTGGTAGGAAAAACTTCAGAAGGTATTACTTTAGCTGGTGTCTCAGCTTTTGATTTTTTACCACGCTGTTTTTTTGGTTCCTCACCTAGGCGAATAACACTTAAATCGTCACTAACTTCAAAACCTAACGCTTTAGATAGTGCTTTTAATTGAAGCTTGGCGTTTTCTGCATCACGTTGAACGAAGCCACTGTTAATAGAATCAATTAATGAGTTAGTTTTGAAATCTAAAACATAGACCGTAGGTGAATATGTACTGATTACAAAAACTTCCTGACCGTCTTCATACTCATCAATAGTTAATGGCTTTGTGAATGTAATGCCAGCCAGTTCAATAGTTTCGATTTTGATGCAGAATTCAAAACCTGGTTTACCAAACACAGAAGCGGGGAATTGATCTAAATCAGAAAAGTCCAACATGTCTCCAATAGGACGACAAAGTACAGTTTTACCTTTTTGAAGAGCTGCAAATGCTTCAGCTGCAGTTAGTAAGTTAGACATGAAAAGCTCTCCTTTTAGTGATGTAACGACTGTTGTTGCTGAACTTGCTGAGGATTGTTTTTAGGGGCCCAACCCATCTGATCAGCACGTGCTTGGCAAGCTCTATTGATACCCGCCTCATAAGTAGTGCCTTTAAACTTCTTAATTGCAGCATTTAAGATGTTAGTGTCTGGAGCATCTTTAATTGCTTTCAAAGCATCTTGATATAGTTGATCCTGAGTACGAGGTGGCTTCTGGTTACCACCCTGAGCGGTTGTCTGGTTATTCTGATTTGTATTTTGACCTGCTGGGGTAGAGGCATTTTGCTCTTGATAAGCATAGTCATAGTTGTATAGATATTTACTACCATCAAAATTACCGAGGTAAACATCAGCTGCCACACCAATAGCCTTAAACGCTACACCAAGAGCATCAGTAACGGCCTTTTTATAACCTTCATCAATCGCTACTAATTTGCCTTTTTGAACTTCAACAATTGCTGAACCGCCGTTGCCGAAAAATTCCTCACCCCAAACACCATCAATCTTGGTTTTTACTGCTACTTCAGCAAAAGCCATAATGGTTCCATCTGGCGCGGTTTCAGACCATAAACGTACATGTCTATAAGTCCAGCCATGACCAACAGGACCAAAGGCCTGAGTCATAGCCATTAATCGCCATTGAGGGTTAATATCTGATTTACCTTTTAAATAACCAAACTCAATTTTTTTAAGAAAATTGGTAGGCGTTTGCTTAACTGCATTCCAGATATGTAAGTTGTCTTTTGAGTTTTCAGTTGTCATTTTTCTTATCCTCATCTAGAGCCGGTGAAGCCGCGTTTTTGCTTATATGCTTTGCGGTCATAAGTAGGGATATTTGTTTCACGTAGCTTTATTGCGAGCTGCTTTCTGCGTTGGAAATCGATTTCTTGTGTGAGTTCATTCCAAACTTTTGGATAAGAAGTTTGGAACCTGAACACATTTAAAGGCGTCTTAACTCCGTCTTTAACTTTGTAAAGAACTGAGCCATTAGCATTAGATGCGTACACTTGCCAGCCAATACGAACTGAATACAGCCCTTTATCATCACGGCCTAAAAATGACTTGTAGCCGTCGGGGTGTTTTTTGAAATTAGTCATCTTTAAGCCTCCACCAACTTGTTACGTTCGATGAAGCCTTTAAGAAGGCCATTGATGTTGCGGATGTCTTCAAATTCGGTGAAATCGTTATATGACTTACCATTAACATCAGTGATTTCATTTACTGTGAGTTGGGTAATATCAACAGCGGTGAATTCAGAACCCGGAACGCCGTAGCTGTCTGGATGAGCTTCAAAATCAAAGCTAACGTTTAAACGGAAGCTATCTAATTTGATGACAGCAACGCCAGAATGTTTACTTGTGATTTTCGCGGTTAACACACCGTAAGTACTTGGTTGAGTTTTAGGTGTAAAAAGAGTAGGTGCTTCTTTTGTTTGGAAAGCTGGCTGCAATTGGCAAGCAACTAAAGAACCACCAGAGATTGCAAGAGCAGCCATGCTGACAAATGCAAATGAGTTGAAAGGGGTAGCTTTTACGTTCATAATTAATCTCGCAGTTTTGCAAAAGCACATCGGAAGGTAGAAGAGTCGGTGTGCTTTTTTATAGTCTACGAGGTAAAGATTACTTTACAAAATTAAATATGTAAAGTGTGATTTACAAAATAATGTAAACTAAACTAAACATTTTATTTTGATAAAAAAGAAAACCCACCGTGGTGGTGGGTTAGGTATAGTATTGAAATGGTTAGGCTACTTCTTTTTCCCACCCATATATCTCACTTGCCAGACCTTCTAGAGATGTTGAGCTGTACAACTCAATACCTTGTGGCTTCAATGTACTATCTAATTTGTCAACAATCTCATCGATCTGTTCGATTCTATATGGTGTTAAGTGCTCCAGATTGTCGCTATCAGGTTTTAAAATAAATAGATATGGTTTCTTTTTTAAGTGATCTGATGCTGTTCTTAAATCATTGATCGCTTGTAAGTAATCAATTCTAATTCTTGCTGGATCAGAAAATACAACACTTGCCCAATTACCAACAGCATCACTATCTACAGGTCTTAAAGGAGCATGAATATTTTGATTATTGATTTCAATATAGCGAGAGCTTGGTATAAGTTTATTAAAGCTAAATCCATCATGATCTTGCCGCTTTAATTCATCCAATAAACTATTACTGAGCTGTTGAAAGTTAAAAGCATTAAATCCTGAGTTTTTTCTTTTTTTAGCAATAATAGGACGACCCAAAGGAACAGCTATATCAAATAAATGATCAATAAGCTGACTTCCGCTTTTGCCTCGAATAAATCCATGATTATCAAAAATCAATTGACTTGATAATTCTAGGCAGCCTTCATTAGCCCATGATTCTGCAAGTTTTGTAATGCGTTGGGCATGAAATTTCATCTCCTCACCAAACATACATGAGAATCTATTAAAGCTATCACCATCAATAGTGCGAACAAAAATCTCATTTTCTGTTTTCAATACAACACCAAGATTAAAACACTCGCGTGTTGTTGGATCTGGCGTCCACTTTATTGTCATCCATTCACCAGTTAATAAAGGTGTTGTTTTTGCTTTAGATAGACGTTCAAGTAAAGACATTTAAGCCACCAGTCCTATTCGATTGGCAAATAGTGCACTAGGTTGTTGGCAACGGTAGTGCAAAAAATCAAATAAATGATCCAAGTATCTTGGATGATCAGTTTCAGGTATGTCTGAAATTTCAAGAATATTTTTCCACCAGGTGAGTAATTGCTTTTGTATAGAAACAAAAGCTTGCTCGTGCTCACCAATAGCTTCTACTGCTTTACTTTTAACTGTAAAAGTTGTTTGCTGCTTAATAGCATTATGCTGATCGAGAATATAAAGCAATTTATTGAAGAAAAATTGACTTTTGTCAAGCTGAGTTAGATTTTTTATCCAATCTATTCTACCTAGAATTTCTCCATGATCTATTACTCCCATGTTGCCATTTCCTGTCATCACTAGATTTCCAATATTCCGGTCATCATTTGCAATGAAATCATCAAAAGCGATTATTTGAGGAATATTTTTTTGATCACATATTAATGAAATTGCATTAATATATTTATTTTTTGTGTCTTCAATATTTCTCTCTAGAGAAGCTTGGGATTTATTAAGTTGAAAGATTCCAGATACGCTTTGCCCACATTCAGAAGTAACCCATGCCCAGGTCTCAGATTCTTCATTAGCAGTATTTAGCCCATAATCAGCATAAAACAATTGGTTTAATGGCATTAGGGCAGCACTATCAGGCTGCAATATACCCAAAGCATTACCTATTAAAAATCCAGTCAATTCATTGAATATTTTTCTTATCCTGTCCTGTTTTGGATATACCTTTACGTAGCACTTACGCAATGACCCATCATCCCATTCAATACTAGCTTTTCTTGTTGCTCCCATCACCCCACCACTAATTAACTCATGAGAAGTTATGTATGCAGTGCTAGGTAAGACAGTTATACTCATTTGAATTCCCTCAATAATCTATAATAATTTCCCCGATCAATTCTAAAATTCTGCGTCGGGCCACGTTTTTTATCAATTTGGTCTAGTTCTTCTTTTTGCTCTATATGTATATCGCATGCAGTCAACCACTTGACCTACGAAATAACAATGCTCATCCAAAGGAATGATATTTGGTTCAAATTTAGGATTTAGAGCCTGTAGATAACGAGATCCATCTGTCTCAATAACAAGCTTTTTAAAAGTTGCATCTTCAAATCTTCGGACCACAACCATATCGCCAGATTGCATGTCACTGTAGTAAACATCTGGGTCAACAAGAATGTAATCACCCTCTAGAAAGTCAGGTTGATTACTAACGCCTTGAACTTTTAGATAAAAACAATTAGTGCATTCATCTGGTAAAGGGAGCCACTCTTCAACTTGAGATAGATCCACTGATTGCACATTAGTAAAGGTTCCAGCCTGAACCCATGAAAGAACAGGTGCTAATTTTGCTACTTTCTTGGAGACATTATTATCAATTTTTGTAGCATCCATTTTGTTGCTTTGACCAGCAAGCCAATCTTTAGAAACCCCCAAAAACTCGGCAGCTTTTACTAAATTTGAGCCTTCAAGTTCTTGTGTTGGCCCATTTACCCATAGCCCGACATTAGCTCTACTAACGCCTGCAAATCTAGCTAAATCAGTATTCTTGAATCTTTTACCTGTTTCAGACTCATAGTGTTTTATAGCTAAAGACATTCGCTCTTGTAGAGTGCTCATAGTGTAAATCTCATGGCTATTGCCATATGTAAAATGTAAAGAAATCTTAACTTTTCATTTGCAAAGCTTGCTAAACATTTATACGTAAAGTAGACTTGACAAAGTAAAGTTGAAGTTAGGAATTAATATGCGAATTGAGATGAAAACATCAGATGTTTTGGCTCGGTTCAATGCGCCAAAAATCGCAAAAATCTTAAAAATTAGCCGTCAAGCAGTTTACCAGTGGGGTGAATTTGTGCCTGAAGCTGCTGCTTTTAAGCTGCTTGAACAAGAACCAACACTACCATTTAAGAGAGTTTCATGAGCCTCGAAAAAGAAGATCTTCGTTTGAAGATGCTCCCTGACATGATGGAGCGTTTGAGATTGATTGCGGATGTCCGTGGAAATGAGTATGCACATCAAGCTGTGGTCCTCTTAGAAAAAGCCCTTATGGGTGAATATCATGAGGTTAGCTTAATGCTTGAAAGAGCTGAAAAAAATAGGAAGAAAAGGGAGCGTTTAGGATTACTAGGGAAGATCGGGGTAAACCCAGAATCCCAAATTCTAGAAATTAAAAAAGCCTGATGGTCGAGATCAGGCTTCTAGGCATTCAAATGAGGTGGATCAAATGAACACGAATAATCTATCAAATCAAGAACAAATAATCCAGAGCTGGTTTGAGCCGGCTCTCCACACACTTAAAGCATTAATCAAAAAGTGTGAAGAGAACCTAGAGCGAATTAAAGCTGACACTAAAAATGCGGCTGTTAAGCGTGATGACTTCAAGGACGTTTTAGTGCGTCAGCATCGCATTACATATAACCATGCTGAGGAAATTATCAAAAGCCTTGGTCGTGCTGGGCGTATTCGATACTTAGGTAGCACATACATTCAGATTAAAGAAGGCGGTGAAGCATGAATAAAATTTTATTTGGTGATTGCCGCGCATTGATGAAACAAATGATTGAGGAAGGGCTAAAAGCTCAAACATGCGTAACTTCACCACCATATTTTGGTTTACGTGATTACGGTGTTGATGGTCAATTAGGCTTAGAAAATACCGTTGATGAATACGTTCAAAACATGGTTGAAGTTTTTCGTTTAGTGCGAGAGCTGCTCCATGAAGATGGCACACTTTGGCTAAACCTTGGTGACAGTTATGCGGGTTCTGGTCGGGGCATGACACGTACAGGTTTAAACGACGGTAAGAATCCAAAAACTAAAGGACTAGTTCTTCCTAAGCAAAATGCAGCCCAATCAAATTTAAAGCCGAAAGATCTAATTGGTATTCCATGGAAAGTAGCTTTTGCTCTACAAGCTGATGGTTGGTATTTGCGCCAAGATATTATCTGGCATAAACCGAACCCAATGCCTGAAAGTATTACTGATCGTTGTACCAAAGCACATGAGTATATTTTCTTATTCAGTAAATCACGTAGATATTATTTTGACCACGTAGCAATTAAAGAACCGGTTGCAGAAAGCTCAATCAAAAGACTTTCCCAAAATCTTGATCAACAACATGGCAGTACTCGTGCCGTGATGAAACATAACGGTCCAATGAAAGCCGTTTACTCGAGATCTTCGCGCGATAGTTTTAAACGCAAAAATAGTAAGAGAGCTGCTGTTATTCCAAATCAAGCATATGGAACTCATAGATCAGAAAGATCAGAAAGCGAGTATGACTTACTTACTCGTAATAAGCGCAGTGTTTGGCAAGTTTCTACAAAGCCATACAAGGGTGCTCATTTCGCAACATTTCCAATGGACTTAATCGAGCCATGTGTATTAGCAGGATCTCGAGTCAATGATGTTGTATTTGACCCATTCATGGGATCCGGAACAACAGCAGCTGTAGCACTAATGCATAACCGTAATTATTTAGGGTGTGAATTGAATCCTCAATATTACGAATTGCAGCAAGAACGCTTTGAGAAAGTATTAAAAGAGAGGGCCGCATGAACTATTACCAACACCATATTGGTGACTTCAACAATGCGACTCGCCACCTCAGTTTAATTGAGCGTGCGATTTACCGCGACTTATTAGATATGTATTACGACACAGAAAAGGCGATTGATGCATCAAGCATTGATCGTCTAGCACGTCGTTTGCAATGTACTACCGAAGAGCAAAAAGAAGCTCTCAAATATGTACTTGATGAGTTTTTCATTCTTGAAGAAGGTGTTTATCGCAATAATCGTTGTGAACGAGAAATTGCTGAATATCACGGGAAAAAGAAACAAGCGAGTGAGGCTGGTAAGGCGTCTGCTGCAAAACGTGCAGCGAAAAAGAAAGGCTCGTCCAACAGTGATTCATCAAAAGATGATCAAGCGTCTAACGAAAATTCAACGGTCGTTGAAAATCCGTTAAACGAAGAACAAACGGATGTGCAACCAACCAATAACCATAAACCATTAACCATAAACCAAGAACCAATTATTGATAGTAGTAGTAATGCGCGTGAAGAAAATTCGCAATTTACACCAATCCAATTTGCTCAGTATCAGATCGATGATCACAAGCGTTACTCAATGCGTGAATTCATTTCTGAATACAGCGAGTTTCAATACGATTTCATCTCACTTGCTCAACAAAGATTTGTTTCTGTACCTGAAATCGACTTGAGAACCATGATTCAAAATTTCGGTGACTGGTACTTTGCAAACGAATCAAGCTCGTTGAATACACCAAGCATCTGGTTGGTTAAGTGGTTCTCTTGGGTTCAAAACAACGAGAAACAAGTTGCTGCTAACCGCAAGAAGCAAGAGCAAATCACTTCAACCGGTCAAAAACCACAAGAGTCGGGTTACTTCGCTAATCTTTTTGAAGAACAGAGCGAATCTCAAATCGTGGATGTAACCCCAGCAAAAAAGTTTCCAATGATTGAGGAGGTAGGTCATGCATGAGATTACCTTGAACGAAGTGCGTCAATTAATCGCTTCTCTTCGCACTGTTTACGCTGCTCAGTTCAATAAGCAATTTCCAGCAACAGGCGAAAGTGCAATTCCTCTGTCAGTGGTTGAGCAAATCGCACTTAAAACACTGGTTGGCGTTCAACAAAACCAATTTAACAACGCACTTGCTCGATTACTTACAGCAGGTGGACGCTTTATGCCGTCATTTGCCGAGTTTCGCACCTGGTGTATCGGTGAAAGTTGGATGTCTCCAGAAGAAGCTTGGTCTCGCGCATGTAAGTTTACAACTGACCGTTCCGTGGTTATTACCCAAATCACTAAGTACGCCTTAGACGAGGTTATGTATTTGATCGAAGCCGGCCAAATGCGAGCAGCTCAAGATAATTTCTTCGGGACATACAACGTGATGGTGGCTAAAGCTCAGTTAAAAGGCCGTCAGCAAGAGTTTTACACTCCACCGCTACAACTAGAGCATAAAGAACCTGAACACACCCCAGTAAGCAATGACGAAGCGCAAAAGCATCTCCAATCATTGATGGAACGTTTAAAAATCAATGGTCGTAAACCTGCACCAGTACAAAAGCTTAAGGCTAAGGAAAAAGAGCCAGAACTCAAACAAGAGCTAGGTCCAGATCCTTTTGACAATCCGCACGAATACGCAGAGATGTGCCGTCGTGAAGGTATGCCAATTCCTAGAAATATTCTTAGGTTAATTGAAGGGGCGAATGTATGAGCCATTTCCAAGATAAGCATGTGATTCATGTTGATGAACAAAATCAAGTTATCAAGTTCACACGTAGAAATGAGATTGTGGAGTGTGATCACGGGCGTATTCAAATATCAAAGGAAGATAATGAGATCCTTTGTATGGACTGCAAAACAAAACTTAATCCAGTTTTATGGATTGCCAAATATTTAGACCAATTGAATCAAGTCACCCAACGTAATAACAGAATGCTGGCAGAGGTCCGTGAAATACAGGCAAAGCTTGAAAAGAAAAATAAGTTTATGTGCAAACACTGCCATGAAGTAAACACTATTGATTTTAAGAAGCTTCCTTCACAAGCAGCTGTAGTGCGCGGTATGGCCGTAATTGATCAAGAGTTTGACGGTATGAAAGTGGAGCATAGCCGATGAAGTTAACTAAACAGCAACGTGCTGAGCTAAAACAAAAGTTTGGTGGACATTGCGCTTACTGTGGTGAGTTGCTTGGCGATAAATGGCATGCAGACCATATCGAAGCAGTGAGACGAGATTTAATTCATGTTGGTGGCGGTAAGTTAATTACGGGTGAAATGACTAGACCGCAAAACGACACTTTAGAAAACATGAACCCTGCATGTGTTCCTTGCAATACAAACAAATCGTCTATGCCGCTGGAAGGGTGGCGAAAAATGCTTACACATTACCGTGATGTGCAGTTACTACGCGATAGCACACATGCCCGCCATTTACTTCGTTTCGGTTTGATTGAAATTAAGACAAAACCTGTGACGTTCTTCTTTGAGAATTATAAAGGAGCCAGTCATGAGTGAGTTTGAGGGTAAATCTGGAAAGTGGGCTTGGGAGATTCAAAAAGAACAACAAGCGAATTTAGATGAGCTAAGAAGTTCAATTGAAAACCTAGTTCAAAAGTATAAACACGATGCTCATGCTTCAAGCCTTTTAGGTGATCAGGATAAATCACGTGTTTATAACTGCTTTGCTAATCAGTTGGAAAATTTGCTGAAAGGTGGTGCTTGATGTCATCAGTCAGCATTGCTGAATACCGTAAGTTATTTCCTATTAAGAAAAATAAAAAGCGGCGTTCAGCAAAGCAAGTTGCTAGACAACCAAGTGTGGGTGAAATGGTTCTGGCAACGCATTTAAGAGCATGCAAGATCGGTTTTGAACAGGAATATAAATTCCATCCCGGACGTAAATGGAGAGCAGATTTTTTAATAACGGGTACAAAGATTTTGATTGAGGTGGAAGGCGGGATCTGGAGTGGAGGCCGTCACACAAGAGGTAAGGGCTATTTAGGGGATATGGAGAAATACAACTCCGCAGCAATGATGGGTTTTACGGTTTTACGGTTCAGCACAGAGCAAGTTAAAGCAGGCGTGGCGATTAAACAAATTGAGCAATTGGTGGGTGAAAAATGAGTGCAGTTTTAAAAACACAACAAATGGATTGGTCTAAATATACTATTGACGGTTGGTTAGAGCAGTTTGGCGCATGGTGTGAAACAGTTAGAATGAAAGGGGGTGATTTGCCAGATGGGCTTCATATCAATCAAATTTACTGGTTGATGCGTGAAGCTGGCAAAGAAGTACAAAAAAGTAAATCTTATATTCGATGTGAGATCAGTGATTATGAGGCGGATCAAATTCAAGCACTTTTACGAAGTCTATTAAATTCTGATAAAACAGATTTTACAACTAAGTTTGCATTAATTTGTTTAATTAAAAATAAGGTTGAAAATAAAGGATTGTTGAAGGTTGCTCAAGAAACAAACCAATCTAAAGCTCAGGTCGCAATTATGGTGAGTTGCGCTAGATTTTATTTATTAGGTCATGATAAAAGATTAAGACAAAATGGAGGTTCAAATGAAAACATACACTGTAAAACTATATGAAGGCGTTAGTCGGGAGAAAGTTAATGAAACTTTGAAATACTACCCTGATTATTTTGGTAAAATATCAATAATTACAAATGTAATTAATAATAAATTGCAATTAACACTAAAAGCATTTGAAGGAATCGACGTTATAACTGCCAATGATCTAATGATTAAAATCGTTGAACGTTTAAAAGCTTCTCAATTAGTAGAAAAGCATAATTTAGACTTGTTGACTGTCTAGACGCTTTATGGCATATTTTTGATATAGTGGACGAAGTATAAGTAATTCACTGATCTAAAGCTCATCATCCGATGGGCTTTTTGATTTTTGGAGGTTCAAATGCTCCGAAGAATTAAGCAGGTCTTTTGCATACATGTTTGGGAATATGGGTTGGATTACAACGACGACCCAATCAAAGAATGCAGAAAGTGTAGAAAGATTAAAGTAATTTAATTTACTATTGAGAATACAATAACTTACGTTAATTTTTTTGTTGCAAACTGAATAAAAAAACATCATTATGAAGCTTCTTTGTTCAACTTTAAAAGGCAATATGATGACGTATTTAGCAATCCAGACTATCAATAGTGAAACAGACTTAGAAGGTCATGCTTTTGAGGCAAACAAGAAAATTAACTTCAATTTGAAGCAATTGAATAATCAGATCGAGTTGTTACCAGAGAAAGTTGAAGATCTTGGTGGAGAAAACCCGTCAGCCTTAAAGTACCTAAGTTTAGTTAATGAAACTATTCATCAAAATAGTTTGCTGGTTGGTTTTGACTATCCCAAATATGAACCCAACTTAGCATTTTCTTATGATACAAAAAGTAAAGTATATGATCCGCTCAATATTTACTTTAAATCTCTAACAAGATAATTAAAAGCAACCCCCTTCTGAAGGTTTTCATTTGTGCTATAGTCCAGTCTAATTAAAAACTGGTACTTAAAATGAATATCTGTGTTGGTGGTGAATTAGATGGGCAAGTGATCGAAAAAGAAGGCAGATTACTAAAAGCTTCTGATATCGACCCATTATTTAAAACTGAGTACTACAAGCAAGTTTTTAACCGCGACAACATCAATTATCATTTTTGGCTTCCAATAGGATCCAACTTGCACGAAATGTCTGAGCGAGTTTTGGATATTTTGAGAGCACCTAAAAAATAAGCATAAAGTATATTGTAAATACATATTCTAATTTGTATGATGTATCACAAATACTGCGCTGAAAGTTTTTGTTTTTGTGACCCGTTTCTTTTTTAGAAGCGGGTTTTTTGATTTTAAAACCCCACTCGCTTAGGACGCTTTGCGAGTTTTCTTGCCGGACGGATTACGGCGCAAATGGCCCCGCTACATACTAGTTATTGGCGGGGCTTTTTATTTTATTAATTTGATGATTTAGTTCTCGATAGTAAATAATTTACTATTGAGAACTAAGTATTTGAAAAATAAAATAAATTTGATAATTAACCTATGAATTAGTATAATAAATAAACATTAACTAATTTAATTGGTGAAAATATGCCATTCGAAAGAAAGACAGGGTATAAATTGAAGTTTATCAATGAAAATGACTTTGAAATTATCTGCCTAGACTGTAACGACACCAATACTGTGAGACAACAACTTAAAGATGCTGGATTTGTTACAGATATTAATTCAGTAGATGAAAAGGATGAATACCATCTTCAAAAGATTATTGGAGTAACAAGTAGCAAGGAAGACTTGATTGCATTGCTAGATAATTGGTTTGATTTGTTAAACAGTATGGAGGTTACAGCCTACAAAGATTTTGATTAAAAAATGATAGTAATAAAAACCACTTTTGCAGTGGTTTTTTTATGGGTGAAATATGGATGATAAAGAATACTTCTGGCTTACAAGAAAAAAAGAACCTAAAACTAAGTCCAAATCTAGACCACTACCTAAAGCTACTCAAAAGTACTTAGAGGCTGAAGAAGAATTTACTCAAGCTTTGGATAATCTGGAAATTAAATACGAAAAGAAATTTCAGTTTAAATCTACAAAGCATTGGCGTTTTGATTTTCATTTAATTGAACATCGTATTTTAGTTGAAATTGCTGGTGGTCCTTGGTCTGGAGGACGAAAGGGCAAGCTGGCAACAAAGGCGTGGAGTTTGGACCGTTACGATGTTGCTGAATCAATGGGATATACCGTTGTTCGGTTAGAGGCAGTACCAAGATTTAAGATTAATGAATCTGGTCCATTGCAGATCCAAGCTCATTTCGCTAGCCAATGGCTTAAAAATTTAAAGAGGCAAATATTTAATGGATCAGATCAGACCATTTCCTCCAACTGATTTTATGGATCAGGCCGAAGAAGAGGAAGCACTCCGTTTAATACCTGCACCTGATTTAAAACTATGGGTAGTTGCTAATTTTCTTACGCTGGGTGGACCTCTTTATAACCCCGATCATGATCACATAGCTGAGCTGCTTCACGATAATGAAGAATTTTTAGCATTCGCGTGGGCCTCTTCTGCATATAAAAGCAAGCAAGCTATGGTGTTGGGCCAGTGCGAAAAAGTCATGTTCAATGTTGGTGGATGGCGTAAAGCTCGACAAGAGCAACAGATGCGTGATTGGTTTGGTTTTGTGCCTACATACTTAATAACTGTCGACGCTTCTTTCTGTGAGCGTGCAAACGATACAGAGTTCTGTTACTTACTTGAACATGAGCTTTACCACATTGGAGTGATGAGAGACGAGGACGGAGAAATTGTTTATAGCGATAGTTCTGGTCTTCCTAAGCACTATCTTGCAGGTCATGACGTTGAAGAGTTTATTGGCGTAGTTAAACGTTATGGACCAAGCAAAAATGTTAAGCGACTTATTGAAGTCGCAAAGAATCCGCCGTTTGTTTCGAATCTTGATATTTCAAAATGCTGCGGCAACTGTGTAATCAACTGAGCCGAATGGCTCTTTTTTTTGCCTTCTTTGCTAGACGTAGCTAGACAAAGGTGGGGGTATGGCTGCACTTAAAGAACAGGTAAAAATATTTATTGTTCAAGCGCTTGCCTGCATGGATACCCCTCAACAGGTAGCTAATGCTGTCAAGCAAGAATTTAACATTGAGATTGATCGAAAACAGGTACAACTTTATGACCCGACAAAAGCGGCAGGAAAGAATTTAAGTAAGAAATATAAAGACCTTTTTCATAAAACCCGAGAGGACTTTAAAAAGAATGTTTATGACATCCCTTTAGCTAATAAAGCCTATCGGCTTAAAGAACTTCAGAAGATTTATGAAGACTGGAAGAACAACAGGCTTATGAAGCAAGGGGTTATTAAACAGGTTCGGGAAGAAATGCAGGGTTATGACCTGATGTTATTAAATCTTGAGTTAAAGCAACTTGAGATTGAAAAGTTAAGAGAGGGTGAAGGTGATGAAGATCCAACACCAGTCAAGGTAACTATTCAAGTTGTGGATGCGAGTAAAAAAGATGCCGAACATCAATCCGACACTGAATGTACCTCAGGCTAATTTTTTGCAGATGGAAAAGAAGTTCCGCGCATTTGTCGCTGGCTTTGGATCGGGAAAGACTTGGGTTGGCTGCTCCAGTTTATGCAACAAAGCTTGGGAATTCCCAAAAGTACCTTTGGGTTATTTTGCTCCAACTTACCCGCAGATTCGCGACATTTTCTTTCCAACTATTGAAGAGGTTGCTTTCGATTGGGGGCTTAAAACTAAGGTTTATGAAACCAATAAAGAGGTGGATATCTATTATGGTCGGCAATATCGAACGACAATCATTTGCCGGTCTATGGAGAAACCAGCAACAATTGTAGGTTTTAAAATTGGCCACGCCTTGATTGATGAACTTGATGTTATGGCCAAGGTCAAAGCTCAACAGGCTTTGCGTAAGATCATCGCACGTATGCGTTATAAGCAAGCTGGTTTGCTCAACGGTATTGATGTGGCCACTACACCTGAAGGTTTTAAGTTTACATACGAGCAATTTGTTAAAGAGGCAAATAAATCAGAGGCTAAGCGTAAGCTATATGGAATGATTCAAGCTTCAACTTATGACAATGAAGCTAATCTTCCAGATGACTACATATCATCACTTTATGAGTCTTATCCGCCGCAATTAATTTCAGCTTATTTAAGAGGGCAGTTTGTCAATTTAACCAGCGGTGCTGTTTACCCCGACTTTGATCGAGTTCTAAACCACACGGATGAAGAAATTAAGAAAGGTGAGCCTTTACTCATTGGTATGGATTTTAACGTGCTTAAAATGGCTGCTGTGGTTTATGTCATTCGAGAAGGGAAGCCAAGAGCTTTAGATGAACTGGTTGGCGTGAGAGATACACCGACGATGTGTCAATTGATTAATGAGCGCTTTCCAGATCACGATATTACCGTGATTCCAGATGCTTCAGGTCAGGCAACATCTTCAAAGAACTTCAGTGAATCAGATCATGCAATCTTAAAGAAAAATGGATTCAAAGTTGAAGTGAATGGTGTGAATCCCGGAATTAAAGATCGTATTACTGCTGTTAATGCACAAATCCTAAATGCTGAGGGTGAACGACACTTAAAAGTGAACACAAATAAGTGCCCTAACTTTACGGCTACTTTAGAACAGCAAGTCTATGATGATTTTGGAATGCCAGATAAAAGCGCTGGTTTGGACCACGTTGGCGATGCTGGTGGATATCCAATAGCCAAGAGATTCCCGATCATCATTCAGAAAGTATTTAAACGGCGCACAATCGCTGGTTTTTCCCGTTAAACAACGCACCTTTTCAGGTGCTTTTTTATTGGTGTTTTTATGGCAGTTACTGATAAACATCCGCAGTATATTGCTGCACAAAAAAGCTGGTTGATTATGCGTGACGCCGTTGCTGGCGAAGAGCAGATTAAACAGGCACAAACAAAGTACCTAGCTAAATCGGCCGGGATGATCGAGGCAGAAAAGCAGGGCGATACAGCTGGAGCGATTTACAAAGCGTATCTAAGCCGTGCTCAATATCCTCTTTGGGTCCAAGATGCATTACGTACAATGATTGGGTTGGTTTCAAAGCTTGAACCTAACATCGTAATTGAAAGTTCTCTTTTAAAGGGATTAATAGAGAACGCCACAAATGACGGATTTGGGCTTAAACAGCTCTTTATTCGTATTTGTTCAGAGTTGCTAGAGTTTGGGCGCTGTGGATTGCTGGTCGACGTTGATGCTAACGGGGTGCCATATTTTGCGCTTTATGATGCTTTATCAATTATTAACTGGAAGGAAAACAGTATTGGTGGCCGTAAGGATCTCAAACTGTTAGTGCTCGAGGAGCAATTCGATAATAGCGAAGATGAATTTGGCCATGATACGAAAACGGTCCATCGTGTTCTATCAATGGTTGATGGATCCTTAGCAGTCCGATTGTTTGATGGTTCAAATGTGGAGGATAAAACTCCCGATCTCGGCGGTAATCAACTTTCCTTCACACCATTTGTTTTTTGCGGTGCCACTAGTAATTCCCCGGATGTAGGTACCGTACCGCTTTTGACAATGGCTAAAGCTGCTCTAAAGTATTACCAACTTAGTGCAGATTATTACCAGTCTCTTCACCATACAGCTCATCCGCAGCCTTGGATTAATGGTCTTGAAGGAGATGAAGATATTAGTGTCACTGGTGTTATGGCTGTCTGGAGTCTTCCGGGTGATTCACAGTGCGGTTATCTGGAAATATCTGGCAGTGGGATTGAACTCACTAAAAACGAAATGGATGCACAAAAAAATGCAGCATTAGAAGCTGGTGCCAAGGTGGTTGATACTAATACACAGGAATCAGGTGAGGCACGCCGTGCACGACAGGATGACCAGCAGGCAAGTCTTCACAGTATCGTAATGTGTGCAGCTGCAGCAATTGAACAGGCCATTAAGTATGCAGCGCAGTGGTTAAAGCTGGATTCAACAAAATATTCATTTACGGTTGAGCCTGAGTTTATTGTGCAGGTCACGGATATTAATCTTGCAAAACAGCTTTATGAAGGTGCCATTTCAGGGAAAAATTCTTTCCGCACATATTGGGAATACCTGATGACAGGTAAATTACCGGCTCATGATTTTCAGGAAGAGTTGAAGCGTGTTGAAAGTGAGCGAGATAGTTTGCCGCTTTAGGAGTAATAAATGGCCTCAGAAGATAAATCACTGCTCGAGGTATTAACTCAACATCAGGCGTATTTATATCGGGTATCTTCTCAATCTGTTAATGAGCTACTAAAAATCTTTAATGATGAGTCGGCATTAATGTTGGCAAGGCTTCGAGATTTACTCGATGAATTAAATGATTCCGAAAAGGTGGCTCTAGCAAGTGGGCAGTACACAACGTCAAATCTGAAAGAGATCCGAGATCTGATTGCTCAGTGGTTTACTGCAATAAATACTGCATTACCTGAAGCTTTTGCCATTTCTGCCACAGCGTTGGCAGTATATGAAGCTAATTACACGGCGAAGCTATATGGCGGCAAGATCAAAAAGCCAAATGGTGAAAAGCTATATGCAGCAGCTAAAAAAGTACCCTTAGTAGGTGGAGCATTAGTTGATGATCTTCTTTCCAAGATTGCTGAGACTGCACGCCAAAAAGTTGAATATGCAATTCGGGATGGCATTAACTCAGGTAAAACTAATCAGGAAATTGTTCAGCGTATTCGTGGTACCAAACGGCTTAATTATGAGGATGGGCTTTTAAGCGGCTCAAAGTCTGATATTGACCGTACGGTGAGAACAGTTCGCAGTCATGTTGCCAATCAAGCATATTTAGACACTTTCAATAAAATCGGTTTTGAGTATGTACGTTTTGTCAGTGTCTTAGATGGTAGAACAACGAAATTATGTGCTTCTTTGGACGGATCTGTTTGGGAAGTGAATGACCCAGCAAAGCGGGTACCGCCGTTGCATCCTAATTGTCGTAGTATCTTGGTACCGGTCGAGAAAGATGGTCAACTTGTGGGTGAGCGCCCATTTGTAATGGATGAACGTCGAGTTAAAGACATCCCGAAAGAAGAGCGTAGCCAGTTAATAGGGCAGCTAGATGCCAATACCACTTTTAAAGAGTTCTTCAAAAAGACAGACGATTTCTTTCAAAAAGAGTGGCTAGGGCTAACCCGCTATAAGCTCTATAAAGAAGGAAAGTTTGATTTTGAAAAGTTCTTCGATCCGGAAGGGCGGCTTTATACCTTGGACCAACTTCGAAAGTTGGATGAGCAAACTTTCAAGGAGTTGGGCTTATGAGTATTAGTTCAGAATTCATCTTTATTTCTTTCTTCGTTGTTAGTGGGCTTATCTACTGGCAAAGAAGCAAGCATTTTAAAGATTATTTAAAACGGAAACGCTAAATAAAATTTTAACCATAGCACCTTCGGGTGCTTTTTTTGTGAGAAGAAAATGATCAAAGAAGTAACAGAGCAAGAGTTAGCTGAAAAGTCTGTGGCACCCCGAGTAACCAAAGCGCAAATTGATGCATTAATGGATCGTGTGACTTATTCGGTTGAGCAACGCCCCGGAGGCACGACATCTACTTTTGTTCATGCATTTTTAGATGGAAAGTTTTTTCTAGCAACGGGTTTTAGTGCATGTGTAAATGCTGAAAACTTTGATGCTGAAATTGGTGAGCGTATGGCTCGTGGAAATGCAGAAAAGTCAGCCGAAAATAAACTTTGGGAGCTAGAAGGTTACCGTTTATTTGCAACAGATTTCTAAGATTTCAATCGAAATGAAGCGTCCTAAGGGGCGCTTTTTTAATGCCTTGAGATAAGGCTTTACCCCAATCAAACGAGAGGTTTGAACATGTCATTGCCATTTATTGTCGATTCACTTGATGCAATCAAAGAAGAGCACCGCGCTTTATATGTTGAGGAAAACGGGAAGTTTCGCCTCGACTTGGAAGGTTATGAAGATCCAAAAGGTTTGAAAACTGCACTTCAAAGCGAGCGAGATGCTGCTAAGAATGCAAAATTGGAACTTCAAAAACTTCAGAAACAATTTGAAGGAATTGATCCTGAAATTGTAAAGAAAGTCTTTGCTCAAATTGACCAGGATGAAGAGGCCAAATTAATCGCAGAAGGCAAGGTTAACGAAGTGATTCAGAAGCGCACCGAGAAGATGCGTGAAGAGCATGAAAAGTTACTGAAGGCCGAAAAAGAACGTGCTGATAAAGCCGAAGCTTATGCTCAAAAGTTCAAGCAATCAGTGATTCAAAGCCAAATTGTGCAGGCTGCAATTGAACTTGAAGCATTGCCAGAAGCGACCCCTGATATCGCCTTTTTAGCTCAGTCAAAATTTGCATTAGATGAAAACGGCAAAGCTGTGGCAGTTGATGAAAACGGGGAAGTAGTCATTGGTAAAGACGGCCAGACACCGATGACCCCAAAAGAATGGGTTGAATCTCTACGTGAGCAAAAACCGTATTACTGGCCTAAGCCTAATGGCATGGGCGCACCTGGTAGCAACAATTCAAAAGGTCAGCCAGACATTCTCAAAGCCGATGGCTCGGTAAATATGACCAAATTGGCGCAATTACGAAATGAAAATCCGCAACTAGCTAAAGAGCTAGCGGCAAAACACGGTATTAAACTTTAAGGAGTAAAGCCTAATGGGCGACACAAAAATTGCTGATGTAATCGTACCCGAGTTATTCACTCCGTACGTATTAAATAAAACTGCCGAAAAGTCTGCATTATGGCAGTCAGGCATTGTTGGGGAGCTAGATGAAAAAGTTGCTTTTGGTACAGAAGGCGGTACTACAGTAAATATTCCTTTCTGGAATGATTTAAGCGGTGAGTCAGAAGTACTTTCAGATTCAAAACCTTTATCTGTAAATAACATCACTTCAGGCAAGGACATTGCGATTCTTCATGCACGTGGTAAAGCATGGGGCGCTAATGATTTGGCTAAAGCATTATCTGGTGACGATCCACTTGGTGCGGTTGGTGATCTGGTCGCAGATTACTGGTCGCGTGAATTTCAGGGGTTTACCGTAAATACACTTAAAGGTGTATTTGGGTCTGCAAGCATGGCAGGTAATACCCATGATATTTCGGCTGGAACTGGAGCTGCAGCTGTAATTGATGGCGTATCTTTTGTTGATGCTTCTTATAAGTTGGGTGATGCCGTAGATAAATTAACGGCTATTGCAATGCACTCGGCAACCATGGCGGCTTTAGCTAAGCAAGGCTTAATCGAAACTGTTCGAGATGCTGATGGTGTGGTTCTCTACAAAACCTTTATGGACCGTCGTGTGATTGTTGATGATGGTATGCCCGTTGAAGGTGATGTCTTTACCTCATTCTTGTTTGGCCAAGGTGCGATTGGTTTCCAAGATATTGGCGCACCAGTTGGTGTAGAGACTGACCGTGACAGTTTAGCGGGTACTGACATTCTTATTAACCGCCGTCACTTTGTGCTACATCCTCGTGGCATTAAATGGGCAGGTGATACAGGTATTGCACCTAATAATGCCGGTCTTGCTACAGCCGGTAACTGGGAACGTGTCTACGATCCTAAACAGATCCGTATTGTGGCATTCAAGCACAAGATCAAATAACAAAAAGGCGGGTAATACCGCCTTATCTTTTTGGAGATCCACATATGGGACTTTCATCATTTAACCGTGCACGGGAAAGACAACAAATGACAGAAACAAAAATTGCTGAACTCGAAGAACAACTGGCAACAGTAAAGGGCGAATTTATTGCCTTTCAAAATGATACCGAAGCAATGAAAGCACGTATTGCTGAACTTGAATCAGGTGAAGGTGGTCAAACACCTGAAGATGACCAAAAACCAAGTGATACTCAACCACAACCAATTAACTATGCTGGTCTAAAAGTAGATGAGCTTCGAGCTGTACTAACTGAAAAAGGCATTGCATTTGAAGCAGGTGCTAAAAAAGATGAACTTTTAGCATTAATTCCAAAGGAATAATTCATGAGCTTTATCACTGAACAAGAAGCAATTGAACGTGTAGCAGGCTTTGATGCTTTATCTGCCAGTGATAAAGCTGACTATCTTGAAAAGTCAGAAGCTTACTTATTGGCGCGTAACGTCAAGCCTTATGAAGATGTGACAACAGTCCCTAAGGCCCTCAAAACGGCTTCCTATGAAGTCTTAAAAGGCATCATGAGGGGTGAAATATATCAAGGACAGGAACAAGCATTAAAGCGAAAGAAAGTAAAAGCAGATACGGTTGAAACAGAAAAGGAGTATCAGGACGGATCAGTAAAACTTAGTGCATCCGAGCAGTACATTCTTGATTTGATCAAGCCATATTGCAAACGAAAAGCTGTATTTTTTGTCAGGAAAATTTAAATGGGCTTACGTGACGAAATTCAGGCAGATATTGCCGAAGCATTTAATGATGATTTAGCGGACGCCGTTCATACCTTTACATGTGAGCGGATCTCAAAAACTAATTGGGATCCTAAAACTGAAACATATGTTGAAGTTAAAGAAAACTATTCTGGCCGAGGTGTACTTTTTGGCTCATACAGTCAATATGAGATTGAGACGCTTGGAGTGCTGGCTACTGATAAAAAAGCAACTGTGCTGCAAAATGAAGTATCCATGACTCCAAAAATTGACGATGAATGGCTAACAGCTTTAGGCTCATTTCGAGTTATCCATATTCAACAAGATCCAGCCAGTACAATCTGGAAATGTCAGCTTCGAAAAGTGTAGGGGCTAAAATGGTTAATCCTGATTATGTTCCTGAATGGTATATCTCGCCTTTTCAACATGTGCAGTACACGCTTGCTCGAAATCAACTACACATGGATTTGTTATTTGAAGATATGGATAAGCCGATCAATTTTTGGATATGGGAGCGGATGCGCAAGTTAGTACTTTTTCTGATGGTGCATATGCAATCGTCCAAATTGGTGATACGGCGGATAAAGACCGAATTCAAGTTTATGGATTGCTTTTACATGAAGCTGTTCATGTCTGGCAAA